TGATCTGGCCCGCACCTCGATCATGCGGTACGGGATACAGGGATTGGTCATCGATCCCTATAACTTCATCGACAGAGGCGGCGAATCCAGCGAGACGGACTGGGTATCGGACGCCCTTACCAAGCTGAAGGTTCTCTCGATGGGCCATGATATCCATACATGGATTATGGCCCACCCCACGAAGATGCGGCGCAAGGACGACGGTTCCTTTCCCATCCCCACTGGCTATGACATCTCCGGTTCAGCCCACTGGTTCAACAAAGCGGACATGGGACTGACCGTGCATCGCCCCGACTTCCTTTCCAGCAAGACCGAAGTCCACATGTGGAAGGTTCGCTTCAGCTTCACCGGCAAGGTGGGCAAGACAGAGATGACATACGATGCACCAAGCGGTATCTATCTGGAGAAGTTCACTGGCTGTGAATTCGATGATGATCTTCCGTAGGGGATGAACATGTCCAGACATGCAATCGTGTTCGACACTGGCCCTGTAGAGCGTAAGCAGCACAACAAGGTTGTCATCGAGCAGGGTGCCAACATGCGTGCCCGCCTCCGTATCCTTGATGCAACCGAGATCGACAGGCTGCTGCACCAGCGCAAGATAAGCCTCGACCAGCACACAGCAGGCGAGCATCTCTTTAGGGACATATCCGATGCCGGATACTTTCCCTCCTGCAAGTGGGCGCTCGACTCCAACATCAGGGGAGATGTCCAGTCCATCTCCACCAGCAGATCAGATGCCATGATGAAGATCGTCCTCGCCAGATCATGGATGATCCAGCAGGCTGGACGGAGGATCACCGAGTACCTGTTTGGCGTCATCCTTGGGGAGCGCAAGGTTCCCGACCCACAGATTCCAGTCGTTCGCCTAGGACTGGATCGTTACCATTCCTTTGAGTCATGGTGGTATGGTGCGGAGAAGGACAACACCATCCCTGAACTGCTGGCAGAGATACCAATCAGGAAGTCTCGTCCTTCATGATGGACTTGATGGCAGCGGCAACAGTCTTCTTCCTTGCCATACCAAGTGCCATCTCCAACGTCTGATGAACTGATATGTGAGTGCCGGTCTTGCAGACGTAACCGGAATGGTGCGATAGACTTTTCGGAGTGACGTGCCAGTACATGCACTCCCAAGTTTCCTTGTCCTCATATACCCTGTGATTCCAGATACGCTGGACAATCTTGCGACCATCCATCTGCACCCCGTGACGCTTCACCGTCGCGTAATAATTCGCCGGGATCACGATAGTCATCATCGATCCGTAGCGAGATAGATAATCCCAGCCAACACGCGGCGCAGAGAGAATCTCTCCTGCTGGTTTCGGAATAAGAACCGCATCTGCTGGCGCAACATCTGGATGCTTGATCAAAGACTGGATCGAAGTCCGACCCAAACTTTTTGGGAAACAGGCCAGTGATTTTATAGCAGCATCATAGAAGTATTTCTTCTGGACGTGAGGCTTGTAGTCACCTGTCTTCCGAGTGAGTGTCTCGGCGTACCTGTAGTGGCCTGATTCCTTCTTGCCATTATAATTTTTCTGGTAGTACCACCGACCCAGCAACTCCCTGACAATCCTCTTCTTCTTGTCAGTCATGTTTTCCGGTCTGCCAAGAACCTTGTCCAGTTCCCTGAACAGCCGGGTTCTACTCTTGCTTGCCAGATTCATCGTCGCCTCCATCGATTGCTTTGTAGACACCATCCGTTCCGATGATGCCAATGATACGCGGTGGCATGCTGACAATAATCCCCTTCAGGGGATGACCGTTGTCATCGATCTCAGTCCAGATGCTATTGCCACTCTTCAGTGCATCGACGGCTCGACGCCGCACGATCCCGGTATAGGGTGGCTCCGGTATCAGGATGTTCTTGCTAATAGAGGAGAGAACATCCTTCAGTACCGCTCTCGCTTCCTTGCCGGTGACAATCTTTTCCTTGTCATCCGTATGTCGTTTAATCTTGAGGCGCATGCTCGTCACCATCTAACTTCTGTTTTGTTGTCGAAGATCGTAGCAATCGTAGATTCCAAGGCATCATCAAACCCCAGACTCACTTGATGAATTGCATATGAAAGCAATCCAACGACAGTGAAGGGTGTCGAATAATCCTTGGCGTCGAAGTCTAGTTCCGCGTCAAACAATCTATGTCTGCGTGGCATCTTTCATCCCTTCAGAAGGAACAACATACCGACAAAGAACAGGACAAGGGACACACCCAGATTACTCTGAGCCATACTCAGGCAGGCAATGGTAAGGGCCATGCCTGTAATGGATTTGATGGCACGCATTACTTCACATCCGCAGTGATAGACTGCAATGCGATCCATCCATCGAGTATCTCTTGACTGGTCAGTCCCTGTTTTCGTCCCATATTCCAGAACTCTCGGGCTTCATCCGTAAAGATGAAGTGGTTTACTGGTTCTCCATTGACGGTGATAAGATTAGACTTCATGAAGCGATGCTTCATTGCCCGAACGATTTGTCTGGCACCCTCTGTCATCCAGAGTCGCTTCTTGTCCCCGCTGAATTCGCGGTAATCACGCAGGCTGATACCATCAGGACGCACTGACATCTCAGCCACCCATTCGCATGCATCAACGTCGGGTGCCGGTAATACCTTGGTCATGTTGACCTCCCTTATTTACGCAGCGGAACTGTCTCACCCCATGGGGCAATGACATCTGATGTGATGACCCAAAGCACCGGATAGGGAGCAGGCTCCTTGGGGAAGGGTCCGTGTCCATCTGTCAGATAGATCGCACACTGGATATCAATGCCGATCTCATCGATCATCTTGAAGGGCGGATTGAAGTCAGTGCCACCGCCACCGCGAGGCTTCAGGACAGGTTCTTCTCCGCCCTGAAAAACGTCATGCCCTGCCACCTGTGAATCGCAGTACATGATGTGTAATGTTTCCGGCATTACATCCTCATGTATTGCCTTGATCTCCGAGTAATACTGGGCACCCTCTGATTGCGGTGAGGTATATTCAACGGAACCGGAGGTATCCATGATGACGAGTATCTTTCCGACACCGGACTTCTCGATGTGCGGTAGGTACAGGTCATGCGACAGGTGTCGGCGGGATGGCCTGCTCCATGAGTAGTCATTCGGTATCTGCCTGAAGACAAACTGCCGCAGCCTGTCCCGCCAGTCGATGATGGGCTTGAGCGAGGTCTTCAGCAGGAACTCCAGTTCACTCGGCATCTGGCCAATAGCCTTGGCCGCAGCCAGTGCAGCGGAGGTCTTGGAGTCGATGTCCCGCTCGATCTCCTGCGTTTTGTTAGCAGAGAGTTCAGACCCGTCTTCAGCGGTGGGCTTCTTGAATCCACCCGTACCACCCGGATCAGACTGGCTCAGATCAATGATGACATTGCCAATCTGTAGCTTGCCGGAACCACCCTGCTTCTTGTGTTCTTTATCAAGCAGATCATAGATGGCTTCGGCTGACATGCCATCGTACTTCAAGTCGAGAAGGATGGGATACTTCTCGCCTGTCTCGGGATTGACCTCTGCCGGTGGCATGGTGCCGACATTGCCCTTGTGCAGCAGCAGATTGATTGCGTAGTCACAGGCTACATTCCACAGAGACGGATCACGAAACCCCATGCGAAGCCCATGCTTGAGACAGATGTGCATGACCTCATGGGCAAGCACAAAGATGACCTGATCCCTTGGACGCAGAGGCTTGTCCTTACTGCCCTCATGCAGGAGCCATATCGGGTTGAACATGATCATGGTGCCGTCAGTGCAGGCAGTCGGGATGGATTCGGATTCGATGAGGGGAATCCCAATCACATAGGTGCCGTAGTAAGCAAGCCGTCGCAGCATGACCAGCTTGGCTTCTGTTACCAGTCTCTCTTGATTGACGTTCATGACTCACCTCTCATAAAAAACCCCTTCACCAGACCGTGAAGGGGCAAGTCATCCTCGATAGGGGATGAGTTCAGTCCTTGGCTGGCGCTTCAGTAGCGGCAATCATGGTGGCGTTCTTGACCAGCCACCGCTGGCCTGACGGGCTGCCCGATACCAGCAACCTGTCCCGCTTCAGCACATCGCGGTATCCGATGAAGCCGAACTCACCGGGCAGCCTGTTGAAGTAGCGGAAGATAGCGTCCGCATTCTTACGGTTCACATACTTGGCGAGGTGGGTCGTCTCCGCAAAGAGGATCGGCATGGAGTCATTACCATCCGGCACCTCGATGTTGTCGGGGTCAGCAATCACCATCTCCGGGTTTCTGAGAGAGCGGAAGATTCTGAGATGACCCCAGAAACTATTGGCCCACTCGACACCGCAGTCACCCTCGATCAGGGCACGCTCGACATGCGGTGACTTGGTCTGGTTCAGCATCAGCCCGACCTTGGTCACAGACCGGGGCGACGGAAACGATGGCGCACCGGCATCGAACTTGTGCAGCATGTCATTCGCCACTCGGATGAACGACACCACCGAACTGTGGAGTTCGAAGGGTATCGCCACATCATCGATCCATTCCTCCGGTGACACCATCAGAGGGACATTGGTTCGACGGTTCTTGATATGGGTGTTGGCAACAAACCCACCCGCCTTATTGGTCAGCTTGTTGCCCGCCATCAGGATGAATGTCCCCTCGGGGAACACGATGTTACCCACCGTCCGGTCATTGGCGATGCGGGCGATTAGGTTCTGCATCATGTTGGGTGCCTTATCGACCTCATCAATCAGGATGAAGGGGCGATCAGTCGGCAGGAACTTGAACTCATCCAGCGGCAGCATGCTGAAAGCATCCCGCGCTTTGTTAACGGACGGCAGACCCCAGTCGATAGGCTCCCTCTCCGGTGCCACATAGGCGATGAAGTGGGTGAACCCATTGGGATTGATTACCTTCCTGTCCTTGAGGGGCAGCGAGTGATCGTCCCACTTGCGATGGGCCATGAACACAGACCTTGCAAGGGAGGTCTTGCCGATACCCGGATCACCCACAAGGTAGATAGTCCGGTGCTGTCCGTTACCGAGAGGGTTCATCACCGAGTCTTCAATGATGTCTCGGGCTTGCCGCATTGTGTACTCCAAGATAGTCCTCCTTCAATTAAAGATTAGTAATATTCCGCTTCGATCTGTTCATCGACATCGTTCTCATTGTAGTGCGTGTTCATCACTACCTTGCGGTAGGTATCCTCCCTCTTGCAGGAGGAACAGGTAATGCCGCAGTAGATACCGCGACCATCATGCAACTCACGGCCCTCCTTTCCAGAGCCACAGGTACAACCACCCTGCCAGTACCTGCCGGTCCACTTGGACCCGACAAACTGGCCGACGTTTTCTTTTGCCATCTTTCACCTCCAAAAATTAAGCCTGCCCAGTCTTTGCACGCACTGAGGCAGCAAGCACCAGTGCGCTGCGCGGACTGTCAGCACGCACATACACGACGGTCCACGGCACAGGTGTCCAACCCATGGTGCCTAGATGACCCAAGGGCCGCACTGCCCAGTCCCGATTGCGTAGGTGCGTTGCTTCATACTCGATGGCATCTTTCATCATCACCTCTTCTTGTTGAAACTCTTTCATGTTCATCCCCGACAGAGGATGAACATGAAAGAGGCCCGGATTACTCCGGGCCTCTCCAATGAATGGCTTGGCGTCATCGCAACATGGACAGGGGGAGCCGCCCATGATTGATGTTGCTTCCACCATCCGCCTATCATCCCAAGTGGGGCTCGGGATGAATCTCTATTCCTCCTGCTCTGCGATCTCCTCGTCCAGCTTGTCTGCCAGAATACGGGCATCATCCCTCTGCTTGGGGGTCAGCTTGAGAAGAACCTTGGCCGCAGCCTGTACCGGGGTCGGATCGATGCGGACAGCCCGCTGAAACTTGTTGAAGGTTTCGATCTCGGCGGACATGAGGAACGCCTGTACTGAGGGCAGGCTATCGCAAGCGGCGGGCAGACCGTCGATGGCACGCATACCCTTGCGGACACCACGCACGCCCAGACCGGCACTGATGGATTCGGTGTACTTGGCAGCCTGCTTCTCCGACAGGCCAGTCTCTGCCATGACATCCATCTTGAACTGCTTCGCCAGCTTCTTGCTGTAGCCGTCCATGAACACGCTGTTGTTGGCGTAGAGAATCCAGTTGGTCAGTACCTGCCAGAGGATACCGCCCTTCTTCTCATTGGCGGCGCTGATCTCGGCCTTGATGGTGGCGAGATCGCCCTTGACCAGATTGGCACCCTCGCGGAGGTAGTTCTTGCTGTTGCTATTGATAGCCATTTGTCACTCCAATCTCCTGTTATGCCCGGAGTGGGCTTCGGACGAGCCGTCCGCTCGTTCATCCCCCGAAAGGGATGAACTGGCTGAAGGCTCTTCAAGCCATTGGCAATGTAATCAGATAGAACGTGCCGGTTGGTGTGACGCGACGTTCAATCTTGGGTCGGTCGCCTTCCGATACCTGCCCACTGGCGAACAGGTCCTGTAGGATTGCATCTGCCCGTTCGAAGTCATTGTAGTATCCAGTGTAGTCGTAGCGCGCTTCTTGATTAGGCATCTTTCTCTCCTGCCTCTGGCTTCACATAGGGCTGCGCCAGCACATCGTGGAATATCTCACCGATGTAGTCCTTGATCTGATTGCGATTTGCACCGTCAACCTTGATATCAAATCCATCAAAGGCCGGTGTCACAATAATATGATGGCTGGACGATCCATCATATGAACCATGTTCATCCATGTGGTGGAACGATGTGTTGAGAACGATCCTGTTTTTGCGGCATTCATCTTTGGCGATCTGAGTACCCAGATCGAAGCCGCTCCCACGAGGGAGAACTTCCCTTTCGATCCGATACAGTTCATCGCTCCAGATCGAGAGCCACTTGGTATTGTTGCTCCTCTCGCAGTTCTCCATGGCTTGGAGAAGCTGCGAGATGCGGGTAATGATTGTGGTCATGGCCGGTCCCTCCAGTTAATCGGCTGGCCCTTGCAGGCAGAGGAGAACCTCTCCTCATCGAAGTTGGGATTGGTTCCCCGGAGAACGACGGTCATTCTCCTGATGAACTCATCGAACTCATCCTCACCCATCCCATCCCTGAGACGGGCCTTCGCATTGGCAGCCAATGCCGTGTAGTGTCTGTGTTGAAGAAGCATCTCAGTTCTCCTCTGCTCTCTTGATTGCAGCGATCATCATATACATGGCACCGACACAATCATTCGGTGCCACGGAATCCATGTGCGAATTGTTGGCAATCATCTTGCCAATCCAAGGCAGGGCACGCTTCAGTGCCTGCAGCATATCGGGTGCCGCAACCAACAGACGGGCAACCTCTGCATTGTCACAGTCGGCAACGGACAGGTTGTCCGGTCCGACAACACAGACACCACCCACATCCTGATAACCGGGCATGGGAACGAGACGCCATTCGGCGTTCATGGATTACCTCCTAGTATTTGGTGCCGTAGTAGAGCCACGGATTGTTGGGATGACGCTTGTTCATCACTCGATAGAACTCACGGACGATGTAGTCATTGGACTTCACGTCTGCGAGAAGGTCTATCTTGCGGGTATGGCGCAAGAAGATGTTGGTGAAGACGTAGAGGGTCTGGAGATAGATGGCATGACCCAGTTCATTCATGATGATTCTCCTTGTAGGTGAAGCCCACACAGGAAGGCATGGGCTTCATAGACAAGGAGATACCGGCACCGCTATTTGCGCCGTCGCGCCGGTATCTAGTTGAACCTGTTCCCTTATTGGTATTGGTGCCGGGATGGTGATTGCATAGGCTGTCACGAGGGACTGCCGGGTGTCTGGTGCGCGGCCACGATGGGAGAGGGGCACTGACCAGAGAGCGCGAAAGCGACGATGGGCTTTGGCCTATGGGAACGTCCGTTGGCTTGATTGGTGGGAACAGGGGTTCGATAGGGTGGGAGCGTCCTGCTCAACCAACCTACCAAGTTGCCCGCCGACGCTGGTTCGTTACTACCAGACGCCGCAGCTAGGAACCTGCTCATGGTCCACTAGGGCAATCCCTCGCGGGGTGTTTCGATGAAGGGCAGCCTTTCATCCTCGCTAGAGGACTAATCGGACCTCGACATCTACTCGCCGCCACTCGGAGAGTTTCTGGCCTTACTGACGATCAGCACTCCTTGCATCTCGCCTTACCGCTTCCCCTTGCGGGTACTGTCGGCTGCCGTTTCACATAAGCACCTTGCGGTACCTTGCCGGGACAACTCACTCGCCCCGCGTTACCCCATGAGGGGGCAACGGCGGCATTATGGGCACGAACGAAAACCGTTGTCCCTGCGACCGAACGACGCAGGGACAAGCCGTTGTTTTCGTTGGGTTTTCTGGCGTCAATGCGACAAATTGTCGCAGCCACGCGGCGGGCGCGGCGCGACAAAAGAACGTGCGCGCAGGATACCTGCTCTCTAGGAGGTGATCACCTTATCGAGCCGCCCCAGATGATGGGTATCCAAACCCCAAAGACCACACCAGAGCAGCCCCAGATGATCACCATCCAGACCCTCTGATCTCCTCTCAGAGCCGCCCCAGATGACTAGGGTTCAGACCCTCTCAGGTGGTGCCAGACTGGTATGAATTGCCCTGATTACAGGCTACACTCTGTCCCGCTTGTCCCATCTCTATTGAATGGGACAGCGGGACAGGCGAGACCGCAGCCCATCGTCTGCATTGCATGTGAATATGCATTGACCATGCGCCCGGAGATTGCCCGGAGAAATCTCCGGGGGGATCGGGCCGTCAAGGCGGGGGATCGGTCGGGGCTTTGGATTGCCGCTAGGGCGGTAAATTTGCCCGCCACAAGGCCTTGCGCTAGGTGGCCTGTAGGGTGGTACCAGAGCGAGGTCGAAGGCCTCTGGAGGGCAAAAAAGATGGGGTATTATGATACCCCATTGCAGGCAAAGAAAAACCCCCCGGAGATTATCCGGGGGGTTCTGGTGGCGGTAGGGGCTAGTCCTGCTTCGGGATGAAGGCGTTGACGCCCACCTTCAGAAGGCCGTTGGTCCCGCTCACCACGACGTTCCCGCCTGTGGTGCCGACCAGTGAGGTCTTGCCGGACTTGCTGGCCGGGTACTTGGCAGCGGGATCGTACGAGAACGAGATGGTGACGAGCTTGGACTTGGCGTCATACTTGGTGATCATGGTGCTGTCCTCTGAAGGGGCGGAACCGGGATGGTTCCCCGCCGGGCGATCTCGTCGCCGGTTCATCGAAGATACGGTTTCCAATGCCCGGTGATAATGCGACAATCCGCCGCACATATAACGCTGAATTTGCTCACGGGTTACTAAATGAAACCAACTAAGCGCCGGCCTGCGAGCGCAAGCGAGATACCAGCGGCTGCCAGAACCAAAGCTCAAAAGGCACCAATGGGAGAAGCCGAGATCGTATACCTAGCTGGCGGCACCCTAATGCCTAGGCTCCCTGTAGATTTGGACATACCTCCGGTCACAATCTCCGGGGAAATCAGGACCGGGCGAACGCTGGCCAATGGGCTAACCCCCAGAGCGGACGCAATGGCAAGGCTGGTCGCAAGGGGTGCCACCCTGTCCGACGCATACAGGGCAGCGTATCAGGCAAGGCCCGACATAGCGCCAGAACAGGTGACATATGCGGCACATAGGATCACCAGCAAGCCGGTGTGGCGGGACGCAATAGGGCAGTATCGCGGGGAGATGGAGGCGAAGAGGGCGCAAGCTGTTGTAAACATGAGAGATTTCGTGCTCGGCAGGCTCACCATGGAAGCCCAGACCGCAGGTGAGAGTAGCAGCCGTATCCGGGCATTGGAGCTATTGGGGAAGACGGAAGCTTTGTTCACTGATGTCCGCCGCACTGAACGCAGCATCAATCCCAAGGACCTTGAGGCACTAAAGTCTCAGCTATATCAAAGACTTAGCACTGCCCTAGGGCGCTACAATCCCTCGCTGTCCCTCGGCATAGGGACGGTGAACAGCCCGCCATCCGCCACGGCGGAAGAAAAAGGCTCGCGCGAACCCCACCCACCGGGCAGCCCCCTTGCAGCACCAGCGGACCCGCCTGAGAATTTTATAGTAACCCCCGCATACGAACCCAATAATCCTAGCTCCCCCTCCCAAACCCAACCGGGGGTGCATTTTGGCCATGAGCCAGTCCGAAAAGGCCTGTCTGAATTTTCTGAAAAATCAAAGGTTTCGGACATCGAGCCTATTCTGCACCGCAGACCGGAGGTCGAGGAAGCGCAGCATCGAGAAATGCTTGAGACTGATCTGTAGTCTTCCAAGCTAAGTGTCCCGCCCGTGGAGAGGGAGCATTTTATCCAATGAATACAGACAGTTACGAAAACTACCGTTTCAACCTTGACCCCGTGTTGGGCATCGACTCGGCAAACGCTGTTAACTCAGAGGACTGGGCTATCTGTGAGCTTTTGGCTGACCTTGGGGATGACCTGTCTTGGGAACTGGTCTTTGAGCTTGCTGCTCAAGTGGATAGAAAGAATGTCATTGGCCTGACAATGACCAGCTATGAGAGACATTGGCGGGCTCGCCGGTCCCTTAGGAACCGCATGCTGAAGGAGATGCGCTGTGGCTAAATCACCCGCTTGGCAGACCAAGGCTGGAAAGAACCCGGAGGGAGGTCTCAACGCCAAGGGACGTTCTTCCGCCAAGGCAGATGGAATGAACCTGAAGGCTCCTGTGAAGTCCGGGGATAATCCCCGCCGTGCGTCGTTCCTTGCCCGGATGGGAGGGATGCCGGGACCGGAGAGGAAACCGGACGGGAAGCCGACCAGATTGCTGCTTTCCCTTCAGGCTTGGGGTGCCGGGTCCAAGTCGGATGCCAAGGCGAAGGCGTCGGCTATCTCCAAGCGGAACAAGAAGTAGCTTGCGCCCGTTCTATGAAACCTCTTCCCAGAGGTCCAACGAGGAACTCATAGCTCGTTACGTAGCTACCCGCTGGGACTGCAAGATCATCCGGATGAAGACAGCCTTCCCGGTGGACTACATGCTCAAGAGACCGAGCGGGTCTGTCTTCGCTGAGATCAAGCATCGGGACTATTCCATGGATGCCATGGACCGGATGGGCGGGGTCTTCATCAGCCTGCTCAAGTGGGGCACCGCCAAGAACCTTTGTGAGGTAGCCGCCTGTCCCCTGATAGTGATCGTCAGGGATGGTCTTGGTGGCACCTACTGGTACAGGACCAGTGACTTCTCCCATGATGGAATTGGGTACGGCGGTAGAACGGACCGGAACGATGATCAGGACTGCGAGCCTGTAGTCCTCCTGAGGAAGGACAGGTTCCGTAAGCTTTAGGGTGTCTTGGCCTTGTCGGGTTCATCTGTGAGGAGCGCAGCGCGGGCGGCGGCGATCAGTATGTCCGCGTAGCGCCCCCTCGGCGTCAGTTCGATGGCGTTTAGCGCCTCTTCCAGTTCTTTCGCGTCGATCATGTCCTATCCTCCTATTCTAAAGCCATACTCGCGCGCGGCGGCCTTGTGCAGCGCCGCTGCCATGTACTCAAGGTCCAGCGCCGCAATGAATCCGTCGAGCATTGCTGGGCGCATGGTTTTCTTGCCGCAGTAGAGCCTGCTGATGTGTTGTACCGACATGTCCAACTCGGCAGCGATGTCCTTTGGCTTCTTGCCTTGAGCCGCTGCAAGCCTTCTCAGGCGCTCACCCAAAGGGAGGTCAGGGTCCGTAATAGTCTTCATCTGTATCTCCCACTCGGGGATTCTGATGATTGATCTTTCTTGTGATCTAGATCGTATAAATCCGGTCTCTCAGTGGCGGCCATATGATCCTCGCCCTTGCGATACTCTCCCTTGTCCAACCATTCCCGAGCCCGTAGCAGCCGCTTGGCCTGCCATGGCGATGGATTGGTCATGCGTTCGATCCGAGCAAGAAGGTTCCTGCGAGCGGATTCCAAGGGATCAGGATATTTCATAGTGTCTCTTTCAACGGCAATAACTTGCTGGGACAACGCAGGATAAGCCCTGCGGCTTCTCCTGCTTGTGTTCCTCTGTGGTGGATAAACATATCAGTACGCTGGAATGTCGCAGAGTTTTTCGAGTTCTTTCTTTCTTCTTTCCAGTTCATCTCCTGAAATGGTTCTTCCTTTGGAAGCCTTCCCTAATTTTGTTCCATGAAGAACTTTGTATATTTTATTCTTGCGACTTGGTTTGATTAGCTTCCCATCAATACCCTTCGTTAAATGAGCTTTCTCGGGATTTCTTTTGATGGCTTCCGCAAGGGCATCAATCATTCTTTGTGGCACCAACTTTCCGGCTTTTTGTTTTCGTTGGATTTGTCTTCGAATACCTTCGGCTGAAGTGGGCTGCATTCATCTATCCAGTTTTGACGGTGAAGCTTTTGCCATAGAACGAGCCTGCCTGACCTTTGGGGGGGTCAAGCAGGCATAACAGGTTCCAGTTCTGACGGAGCCAGCCCCCGCCATTTACCTCCACCCGCCCTTTTTACAGGACCCTCGCAATAGCAAACCCGCCGAGGAATTCTGGGTGTCCGGGGCTGGATGAGGTTTCCCCGCTCCAACCGCCCAATGGGACCCTCAGTCACCGAGGTAATGGCTTCTGAGGGCTGACCGTTTACGTCTACGGCCTGCTTCTTAGTTCTTTTGGGAGAGTTGACGCGCTGTGTCCGGGGATACTAGTATCGGACACGGGCGCGGCAACGCCCAACGGTTCGAAGCTTATGACGCAAAGCTTCGGCTTGGCAAGCCCCGCGATGAAAAATTCGCGGGGCTTGTTACGTTTGGGTATCGGTATAGGCTGATGGTCCTCTGGGGAGGATAGTCTCATGTCCCAAAAGGAATATATTCAAGGTCTGAAAGATCGGCTGGGAGTATCCTCCTATGCCCATTACCGGGGTCACACCCGGATTGCTGAAGATGGGATGATCAGTCCTTCCAAGGTCCAGCATGAAGAACCAATCAGCAGATTCATTATGGACAGGTATCTCAAGCAGGAAGCCGGGTCTCCCTCCCTGAGGACTGGATATGTCAGCCTAGGCAACGGTGGCTACATGCACAGCAGGAACAGGGGTTCCGCGTAGCCGCGCTGAAATGTCGCACCCACCGGCACCCGAACCGCGCTATTATCGCCCGTCGCAACCAAAGGGAATTCTTATGTCGATGAGTGAAGGCGATATCGCGAGGGATGAGGGTCTGGCTCTGGTAGCCAAGAATGCGGGCAAGGTATGGATGGACAAGGCAGTAGAATGCTGCATGTGCCATGCTGATGCCTTCAATGGCAGGATCGTCACCGGAGAGTACCTGAGGCACCTGATCGAGGAGGATGTCGGCAAGGCCCATTCCCCGAACGTCTATGGGACTGTAGTCAGGCTACTCCTGAACAAGGGAGTTCTTAACCCTACCGGGCGCTGGGTGAAGCCCAAGGACAGAGCCAGTCATTCCAGCCCGAAGCCTGAATATACCCTCAGGGCTGGTGTGGGTATCCCCCGTGACTAACCATTGGTATGTAGTCTGTTCCGCTCTGGCGACCGATCCGGACCCCAAGGACCGAATCTGGACCCTGTCCCATGATCCCAAGCATACCGGGTGGAATACCAACCACGGCACCCCCGGCTACGGGATGACCAAGGCACAGGCGCAGGAGCTTGCTGACGCTGCCAACGGTCAGGGAGAGGGAAGATGAGGAGCCGCTACCGGGAGAAGCGCATCCGGCGTGACCGGATTGAGTGGCTGGCCGTTGGTATGGTCTTGGCCGGTATTCTTATGTTCGTCTTCTTCTATGGAGGATCAACAAGATGACGCGGCAAAATATCAAGATGACGTGGCCCAATATAGAGGCCGTCACGTACTTGGCGGGAACCATGTCCCGAATGACAGGCATCCCAAAGGAGTCAAAGGAAGACCTACAAGGTCTTTATAAGGCTTATTACAATCGTCCATGGAAACACGCAGAAGAATGTACTCTTGATGATGTCTGCATTCTTGCAGCACAAGAGAATGTCGATCCGGTGCCTCTGGCAAGGATGGTTTTCAGCATGGGCGAGTGCAAGGAGGACATCGACTGTGGCTCTGAGGTGAGGGCCGATGGTCGCAAGTAAGTGGCGCGGCCAGAAGCTGGCCAGATTGCGGGCTGACTACGAGGAACGCCGCATGTCCCTCAAGGATGTCGCCATCAAGCATGAGACTTCCGAGAATTACATGATGATCCTCGCCCGGAGGAACCACTGGGAGAGGCGTAAGTCCTCAGAAACGCTGGAGAACCCGGCGATAGAGGTTGTTTCTGACTTTGTAGCCGCAGGAGGGGCTCCTTTTGCCCCGGTATTCGCACCAGAGACCTACATTTCCCCGGCACCCCGCATGGGAATCGCTGAAATGAAGGAAAGACGCCTCTGGCTTGAGGAGATTATCGCCAGATACAGCCGGGAACTGCACCAACTGAACAATTCCATCAGTTTCTTGAGCAGTATGACTGCAAATATCCCGCAGGAAGAGGAGGCAGAGGACCCTAGTGGGGTATCCTGATACCTTTCCCTTGACCTGTAGATAAAATGTCAATAGGTTCTACCAGATGTAGTGGGAAGCTGTCCCCCCACGGGGGATGAACCACAGGAAAGCCCCGTATTTGCGGGGCTTTTTCATATCTGGACCCTGAATGGCCCTCGATCCGAACGAAATCCACAAAAGCCTGAAGATGCTTCAGACGGTGGACCCGGAAGAGTATTCAAATCTTCTGGAATTGGTCGGAAAGATCGACGGATTGGAGCGAATTGAGAACGCTCGTACCAGTTTCTTGGATTTTGTGAGGCTTTGTTGGCCTAGTTTCATCCTTGGAACCCATCATAAAACGATGGCGGCACTGGCTGAAGACGTTGTTTTTGGGCGTGAAAACCGGGTAATTCTCAATCTCCCGCCCCGATTCAGCAAGTCCGAGCTATTCAGCTACATGCTTCCGGCTTGGTATATCGGGCTGAACCCCGAAGCCAAGATCATCCAGATTTGTGGCACCGGAGATATGGCCATTGGCTGGTCGAGGAAGGTGCGTAACCTTGTCGCGTCCACCGAGTACCAGCAGATATTCCCCGGAGTTGGCCTGAGGGCTGACTCCAAGGCGGCGGGCCGCTGGCATACCTCCCACGGGGGAGAGTATTTTGCGGTGGGTGCCGAAGGTAACGTGACCGGCAAGGGCGGCGACATCGTGATCATCGATGACCCGACCGGCGAGCAGCAGGCAGTAGCCGCCATAGGAGACAGCAGTGTCTTCCAGCGGGTTTACTCTTGGTTCGTGGCCGGTCCCCGCCAGCGTTTGCAGCCCAACGGGCGCATCGTGGTGGTCCAGTCTCGGTGGGCAGTGAATGATTTCACCGGCCAGCTTCTGAAGGCAGAGCGCGAGGCGGCGTCGGACAGGGCGGACAAATGGAAGGTCGTGGCCCTTCCTGCAATCATGCCCAGCGGCAAGTCTCTGTGGCCAGAGTTCTGGAGTCTGGAGAACCTTGAGGCGACCAAGCTGGCCCTTCCACCGAACAGGTGGAATGCCCAGTACCAGCAGGAACCTTCGAATGATTCCGGTTCCATCATCAGGCGGGAATGGTGGAAACGCTGGAAGGAGCCGAGGGTCCCAGAATGCTCGCTAAAAATGGTGACGGTCGATACCGCTTACTCCCAGAAGGAGTCAGCCGACTACACGGCCTTCACCACTTGGGGAATCTTTACGGGGGAGAGCGAGGCGACACGGACGGACAAGGGCGGGAAGAGCGTTCCCAATCTCATCCTTCTGGACGCATGGAAGGAGCGCCTTGAGTTCCCTGAACTGAAGGCGATTGCCCATCGTCATTACATGAAGTGGCAGCCTGACATCTTCATGGTCGAGGCCAAGGCGGCGGGGGCTCCGCTGATCTACGAGTTGCGCGCCAGAGGGATTCCGGTACAGGAATACAATCCTACCCGTGGAACCAAGCTGGCTCCCAACGACAAGATCAGCCGGGTCAATGCAGTCTCGGATATCTTTGCCTCCGGGCTTGTGTGGGCACCGGAGTTCGTGTGGGCGGATGAGGTCATCGAGGACTGTGCGAACTTCCCATCCGTCGAGCATGACGACTTGGTCGATTGCGTAGCGATGGCTTTAATGAGATTCAGGCAAGGTGGATTTCTAACTCTAGCTTCAGACACATGGGATGATGACGAACCCGTCCGTCCCCGTCGCCGTGCCTATTACTGATTAACCAGAATCGGAACCTGATGGCTCGCTCTCCAAGACCCTCATTTATTGAAACGACAATCGCTCCGGAAGGTTCTCTTCCCGAAGATATTGTTCAGGGACTTGGCACCGACATCGATCTTGTTCCGGATGATCCGGAAGTCGGTATCGAGCAGAACGATGATGGCGGCGTCACGGTAGACTTTGCTCCGGAGGATTCATCTCCCGAGGAGGAAGAAGAATTCGATGACAATCTGGCTGGCTACATTGAAGAGAACGAACTCGATTCGATTGGCCGGAAAATCTGCGAGATGGTCGAGATCGATGACCGTTCGCGGGATGACTGGAAGCGGGCGTACATTAAGGGTCTGAGCCTTCTGGGCTTCAAGACCGAAGAGCGTACCGACCCTTGGTCCGGTGCCTGTGGTGTCTTCCACCCGGTAATGACCGAGGCTGCGGTCAGGTTTCAGTCTCAGGCCATTATGGAAATCTACCCGGCTGGCGGGCCGGTTCGAACCAAGACCCTTGGCAAGTGGACCAAGGACAAGGAGAAGCAGGCCAAGCGCGTTGAGCAGGAACTGAACTACTTCCTGCTGGATCGCATGACCGAGTTCCGTCCAGAAACGGAACAGCTTCTGTTCTATCTGGCACTCGCCGGGAGTGCCTTCAGAAAAATCTACTTTTCCCCGGAACTAAAAAGGCCTGTGGGGCGTTTCATTCCGGCAGAGGACTTCATCGTTCCATACGGAACCACGGACCTGAGGACCTGTCCCCGATATACACAGGTCATGCGAATCTTCCCAAACGACCTGAAGAAGATGCAGGTTACTGGGCAGTATTCAGGTGTCGATCTTCCGAAGCCAACCTATCGGCAGGACGACATCAAAGAGAAGTACGACAAGCTGACAGGTAGCTCCCATCCCTCTCAGGATGATGAGCGATATACTCTCTACGAGTGCCATGTAGACTGGGATTTGCCCGGATTCGAAGACACGATTACGGATGAGGATACGGGAGAAGAAGCCCAGACGGGCATCGAACTTCCCTATGTGATCACGGTCGATAAATCGTCTCAGAAGGTTCTGGCCATTCGCCGGAACTGGAGTGAGAGCGACCCGATGAAGATCAGGCGTCAGCATTTCACGCCTTATCACTATCTACCGGGCTTGGGCTTCTATGGCTCTGGCCTTATTCACCTGATTGGCGGGATTACCGCTTCTGCCACGAGCATTCTTAGACAGCTTGTGGACGCGGGCACACTCGCCAATCTCCCCGGCGGCCTCAAATCCAGAGGCATGAGGATCAAGGGCGACGACAGTCCGATCATGCCGGGTGAGTTCCGCGATGTCGATGTTCCTTCCGGGAACATCAGGGATAACATCGCATTCCTGCCCTACAAGGAACCGAGTGCGGTTCTTCACAGTCTCCTGAATGACATGATTCAGGAAGGCCGCAGGCTTGGTGCGGCACCCGATCTCCCCATCAATGCGATGACGCAGCAGGCTCCTGTCGGCACCACACTTGCCCTTCTGGAGCGATCCATGAAGGTCATGTCTGCGGTTCAGGCAAGACTCCATGCCAGCCTCAAGCAGGACCTGAAGCTGATTGCGGATATCATCGCGACAGACATGGGTCCGGAGTACGAATACGAGGTTGAGCAAGCCGATAGCTCTCGCGTCGAGGACTTCGCTCAAGTGGATATCATCCCGGTGTCCGATCCGAATGCAGCCAGCATGGCGCAGCGGGTTGTTCAGGGACAGGCTGTCCTCCAGTTGGCCCAGACAGACCAGCAGGCATTCGATATGCCGCTCCTGTACCGGGATTTCGTGACGATCCTTGGCGTCCAGAATGCCGACAAGATCGTCAAGGACCCGGAGGATATTACTCCGATGGACCCGGTATCGGAGAACATGGCGCTGCTGATGGGCAAGCCGGTAAAGGCTTTCCTCTATCAGGATCAGGAAGCCCATATTCAGGTTCATCTGGCGGCGGCACAGGACCCGAAGATCATGGAGCTTGTCGGGCAGAGCCCGCAGGCATCCCGCATACAGGCGGCTCTTGCTGCCCATGTGTCGGAGCATCTCGCCTACGCCTACCGCAAGGGCATCGAAGAGCAGATGGGTGTTCCCCTTCCGCCAGAGGATCAGCCTCTTCCGGAAGATGTGGAAGTCATGCTCTCCAAGACCGTGGCGGAGGCAAGCAAGAGGCTCCTCCAGAAGGATCAGGCAGAGGCGGCACAGAAGAAGAACCAGCAGGCCCAGCAGGACCCGGTTGTTCAGATGCAGCAGCAGGAACTCCAGATCAAGCAGATGCAGGCCCAGCAGAAGGCCGAGGCTGCGAAGCAGGAACTACAGTTCAAGATGGCAGCCCTTGCACAGAAGGAAGCTGCCGATCAGCGCAGGCTCACCTCACAGGAACGAGTCGCTGGCGCTGCTCTTGGCGTAAAGATCGCTCAAAGCAAAAACAGCGAAGATGCGAACAAGCGTCAGAACATGCTTGATACGGGACTTGAACTACTCGACCTCGAAATGAGGGCGCAGCAACTGAAGAGTCAGGACAACAAGAAACGATCCAACAATGGATCGAATCAGAATTACTAAGCAAGCCACCGAGCGCAGCGAGCCACTAGGGGTTATCCTAGGCATCCGGAGTGAATATGAATCTGAATGAACTTGTTCAGAGGCGATACACAGATCGCTTCAAGAGAACACAGGAAACCATCATCAATGGTGTCCAGACATTCGAAGAGTATCGTTATTCGATAGGCTATCTCAGAGGCATGTGGGACCTGATGGAGGATATTCATCCCCTCCTGAAAGACCCGGATTCAGCCGGTGATGAGGAATAGTCATGGCGAAAACGAACAAGACAATGATGCCCGTGCCGGTTGGCTATCACATGCTGATAGCTTTGCCTCCGCAGGGAGAGAAAATCGGGAATGTATTCATCCCTGATGATCTGAAAGCCAGAGAGCATACCGCCTCAATCGTTGGCAATGTGCTTGCCATGGGTCCGGATTGTTATCTGGATACGGTAAAGTTTCCGACTGGGCCTTGGTGCAAAGTTGGAGACTGGATTTTGATGAAGAGCTACACAGGCGCTCGCTTCAAGATCAAGGAACAGGAGTTTCGCATCATCAATGACGATTCGATCCTGTCTGTAGTGGCTGATCCGCGCTTCATCGAGCGTGCATAGGAGAAATCATGGCTACCGAGAGAATCGAAAGCGAGATCGATGTTCGCCCTGACAAGAGCGGCGACAAGGTTGTTGCGACTTCATCCGCTCCGGGGGATGACGATCTCCAGATAGAGGTCGAGGACGATACGCCAGAAGCAGACCGGGGCAGGCAGCCCCGCGCTCCCGGCACCCCGTCCCTGATTCCGGAAGAGGAAGAGATCGGTCAGTACACCCAAGGTGTTCAGGACCGCCTCAGGCAGATGAAGTGGGAATACCACGAGGAACGTCGGGCAAAGGAAGCTTGGCAGCGCGAACATAACGCCGCCGTTGACTTCGCCAAGAGGGTCCACGGAGAGAACGAGAAGCTCCGCAGCTTGGTCTCGGAGGGTCACAAGACTCTCTTGGATAGTACCAAGCAGGCGGCAGAAACGGAGATGATCTCTCTGGAAGAAGGCCTGAGGGTGGCGCTGGAGACTGGCGACACCGCGAAGGCTGCGGAACTTCAGGGGAAACTGGCAAGGACTGCGGCGCGGGCAGAGGCCCAGAACTACATCCCCCCTATTTCATTCCCTCAGGGGGATGAACGCAGGGAGCAGGTTCAACAGCCGCAGCGTCAGGAAGTCCGCCTGTCGGAGTCGATGCAGGATTGGGTAGCAAACAATCCGTGGTTCAATCAGGACAAGCGCATGACGGCGTTTGCCTTCGGTGTCCACGAAGAGTTGCTTGAGAAAAAGATTCCCTTGGAATCTCCGAAATACTTCGCGGAGATCAACAAGGCAGTTCGCGAGTCGTTCCCGAATTATTTCCGGGATGAAGACGAAGGGAATTCCCGTAACGGGAATGGCACCAACGGGCGCACTCAGTCACCGCCCCGTAGGAATGCCGTTGCTGGCGTAACCCGCAGTCCTGCGGGAAGGGCCAGTAACCGGGTGACTCTCACGGCGTCCCAAGTGGCGCTGGCAAAGCGTCTTGGAATTACTGAACAACAGTATGCCCGAGAAATGATTAGACTGGAGAACAACGATGGCTAACTCGGACCCCCGCGCCCCACGCACCAATGATACCCGTGAGGCTACGCAACGGACTGAAGCTTGGGTTGAGCCGTCAAAGCTACCCGACCCGGACCCTCAGGATGGATACGTCTATCGCTGGATTCGGACGGCAACTCTTGGTCAGGCAGACCCGACCAATGTGTCTACCCGCTTCCGCGAGGGCTGGATTCCAGTCCCCAAGGAAGAGGTTATGCATCTTGGTCTGATGCAGGATCACAAGACGCGCTTTCCGGAGAATCTGGAAGTCGGTGGCCTTCTCCTTTGCAAGATGGAATCGGAACGGGCTGAACAACGGGCTGCCCACTTCACGAAGCTGACAAAGAATCAGATTCAGGCATCTGATCACAACTTCATGAAGCAGGCTGATCCTCGTATGCCCATTCTCGCACCGTCTCGTACTTCAACTGTGACGTTTGGATCAGGTCGCCCGAATAAGTAGGGCACCTAAACAGAGGACCTATCATGGCAAACACTGCCTCCGCCTACGGGATGGTGCCGGTCAATTTGATCGGTGGCCGTCCTTTTGCAGGCTCGACCCGGATGCTGCCTATCGCATCCAACTACGCTACGAGCATCTTCTTTGGTGATGTCGTCAAACTCGTTGATACCGGCACCATCGCTAAGGATGTTGGCACCTCCACGCTGACGCCGATTGGCATCTTCATGGGCGTGTCGTACATGGACCCGACCTACGGATCGACGTTCCGCCAGATGTACACGGCGAACACCGTTCCGGCGAACTCGACGCTTTCCATTGCCTATGTCTGCGATGACCCGTCCACGGTCTTCAGGATTCAGGGTAATGCGGCCATGACCCAGACCATGTTGTTCAACAACGCTGGTGTGGTTCAGGGTGCGGGCGTGACGACCTCTGGCAACAGCGGCGTCACTCTGGATGTGTCCACGGTCGCTACGACCGATACCCTGCCGCTGCGTATTATCGGCTGGGCCGGTAACAACGTAGAACCCGGCATTGCCGCTGGCATTGCACAGGATTGCCTTGCCCCTACGGACGATTACCCCGACGTTCTGGTTTCTTGGAACTTCGGAATGCACGCCTATCAGCGCGCACTCGCGATCTAAGGGAGCATTAGACAATGGCAATTTCACGCGCACAACTCCTCAAGGAGTTGCTCCCCGGTCTCAACGCTCTGTTTGGGCTGGAGTACAAGAAGTACGAAAACGAAGACACGGAAATCTTCGATACGGAGACTTCCGAGCGTTCGTTCGAAGAAGAGACCAAGCTCGCCACGTTTGCGGCAGCCCCGGTCAAGGCGGAAGGCGAAGGCATCGCCTACGACAACGCGCAGGAAGCTTGGACGGCGCGGTATACCCATGAGACGGTAGCCATGGGTTTCTCCATCACTGAAGAAGCGATGGAAGATAACCTGTATGACTCGCTCTCGACCCGGTACACCAAGGCGCTGGCTCGCTCGATGGCCTACACCAAGCAGGTCAAGGCTGCTGCCATTCTCAACAATGGCTTCAGTGCGAGCTTCCTGTACGGCGATGGCAAGCGTCTGTTTGCTACGGACCATCCGCTGGTCAGCGGTGGCACCAACAGCAATCGTCCGACGACGGGTGCCGACCTCAACGAGACCTCGCTGGAAGCGGCTGTCATCCAGATCGCCGGATGGCTTGACGAACGCGGACTGCTGATTGCAGCCCAGCCTCGCAAGCTGATCATTCCGACGGCTCTCATGTTCGTTGCGACTCGTCTTCTCCAGACCGAACTTCGTGTCGGTGTGGCGAACAACGACATCAATGCGATCAAGAACAACGGGTCGATCCCGGAAGGCTACACGGTCAACCATTACCTGACGGACACCAATGCTTGGTTCCTGAAGACGGATGTGCCGAATGGTCTGAAGCACTTCGAACGCATGCCCATGAAGACTTCCATGGACGGCGACTTCGATACGGGCAACGTGCGGTATCGGGCTCGCGCTCGCTATTCGTTCGGTGTCTCTGATCCGCTTGGGATGTACGGCAGCCCCGGCGCAAGCTGATAATCTTCTCTCAACGCCGGGAGGCCAATCAGCTTCCCGGCGTCCTTCCCTCCGCGTAGCGTTGGCCAATTTTTCTGGAGGCTTTAATGTCTGATACCACCACTGAATTTCTCAACGGTCTTCTTGTCGATGGCGTTCCCACCATGGGAATCAGCGGAATCCCGCTGACCAATGGTCGAGTCATCTTTGTCGATTATGTGAACGGGTCTGATAGCTATAATGGTAATGCTTCGTCTCCGAAAAAGACGATCTATTCCGCTTATGCGAATGCCCGTGATGGCTACAATGATGTCATTGTCATCGTTGATAATGGTCTGTCCACGGGCTCGCAGCGTCTGTCGCTGGCGAATGCTGTGGCTGTCGATTCGACGGTCACGGCTGGCACCCTCGTTCTGAGCAAGAACGCGGTTCACATTGTTGGCATGGGCGCTCCGTCCCCCGACAGCCGCGCTCGCTTCGCTCCCCCGACTGGCACCTATACGATGGCGACCTTCGGGTCTGGCAACTTTGTGACGATGTCTGGTTCGGGCTGCATCATCAAGAACGTGTCCTTTTTCAACGGCTTTTCGACCGGAGGAGCAAGTCAGATTTGCTTCACTGTCACGGGTGGACGTAACTACTTTGAAAACGTCATGTTCGGCGGCGCAGGTGATGCCGCTTCGGCGCAGTCAACGACCAGTCGTAGCCTTCTGGTCAGCGGGACGGGCGAGAATCGCTTCGTCAACTGCACGATGGGTCTCGATACTGTGACCAAGACGGTGGCTAATGCCACTCTTGAACTGGCGGCAGCGACACCGCGCAACGAGTTCATTGGCTGCAACTTCCCGTTCTACACCTCTTCGGCTACCACCATTGGTATCCTTGGAACGGGTGCGGGCTGCATCGACCGCACGACCCTCTTCCGGAGTTGCGTGTTCGGCAACGCCGCGCAGTCTGGCTCGACCACGATGAGCGGTCTGGCCACGCTTCCAGCCTCTGCCGGCGGCCTCCTTCTGATGAAGGACTGCACGATGGTTGGCATCACCGAGTTTGGTACTGACGCCACCACGCGTGGTCAAATCTATGTCGATGGTGCTGCGGCTACCGCCGCCACCAGCGGCATCGCCGTCAACCCGACCTAACAACTGGATTAGCGCCTCCACTCCGGGCGTTAATAGCCGGTGTCACTCCCGGCTTCCTCCTCGCAGACTTGGCCCGTAGCTCCGGTTACGGGCCATTTTTGCGCGGTAATCCTTTGTAGAGGATGAATTATGCGACCCATTACAGTTTCTCTTTCGCCATCAGTTCTCGATGCTGACGGCGTTGCCGCATCCCAGACGCCAGCAGGCGCGGGTGCGGTCACGATCAATGGCGCTCTCGCCACGGGTGGTGTGGCCACGTTCGCCTCCCCCCAGATCGTCACGATTTACTCAGGCTCGGATATCTCCAATCGGACGTTAGACGTTACGGGACGCGACCGTGACGGCAACACGATATCCCAGACCTCTATTACCGGACCCAACAACGAAACCGTTGCGACCACCAAGTATTTCAAAGAAGTCACCGGAGTTACCATCTCGGGGGCTGCGGCGGGTGCCATTACCGTTGGAGTCAACGGGCTTGGCACGAGCCAGATCATTCCTTTGGATGTCTATCCTCCCGCAAACATCTCGGTTGCTGTTACAGCCGTGACTGGGGCAACCTACAAGTTGCAGTACACCTACGACGATGTGCAGGCGACGACTTGGCCCAACGGCACCCAGACGTGGTTCGACCACGCGACCATGGTCTCCAAGACTGCCACGGCAGATGCCACAATCAATAATCCGGTGACCGCTGTGCGTTTTGTTATCACGACGGCGGCCAGCCCACAGTCTCTTACTGGGCGCATTATCCAGTCGGGAGGGATGGTCTGATGAGCAATGCAACTCTGGTAGAGGTCATCGGCGGTGGCGCGAAAGCGCCAAGCGCCAGCTTTTCCGTTGTCCCCGCTGGTTTTCAGTACGAGACGGTAGCAGCCGGGCAGACGGCGCAAGTTCTAGGCGCGACCGGCGCGGCGGGTGACTATCTCAGCCACGTCATCTTGCAGCCCACGACGACGGGGGCGGGAACAACCACGGTCCTCGACAACGCGACGGTCATTTACACGTTCACGACCGGCACGTTGGCAGACCTTCGTCCCATCGTCGTCCCGATTGGCTGCTTTAGCGTCTCCGGGGCGTGGAAGGTTACAACCGGCGCAAGCATCGCTGTGGTCGGCGTGGGGAACTTCACCTGATGCGCTTCTCCGATATCCTGATGTCGTCTGCAACGCAGGGCAGCGGGCTAGACACCCTTAACGCATGGGTTGCCAGTGTCGTGGCCAACGGTGGCACGGTGTCGGCTGGACGCGCGGTTATCGTTGGCACCTTCATCGCTGCTGAGAGGGCTTCCGGAGCATGGGATTTGACGGATGACTATTGGGGCTTGTGGGCCGAGAACCTCGCGCAGGCTCTCACCTCCCTGAAGCAGCGCAGGCTTGCCGTGGCGACCAATTCACCGACCTTCACGACGGATCGCGGGTACGCCTTCAACGGCACGACGCAGTACATCGACACAGGTTTCATTCCATTGACCCACGCGGCGGTGATGACGGCCACCTCCATCCATCTGGAGGTTTACGAGCGCGCGGAGTTGAGCGCGAACACCTACGCGGCCGGCGTAATCAACAGCTCGAGTCGCGCCATCACCATGCGCCCACGAGCCGCCGGAAACGCGTTCGTTCAAGCGGGAAGCGCGGCGGCTACGTTTACGCTGCCGTCCGCAAGCAGCCTCGGCCTCACGCAAGGCGGCCGGAATGGCGCGGCTGTGACCGATGTCTATGGTTCAAAAAACGGCGTCAGCATGACGCGCACGGTTGACCCGGCTGCGGTTGGGGTTTCGCTTCCCGCGAACAGCATTTTCCTCGGCGCTTACAACAACGTTGGAACGGCGGCGGGCTTCCGCGCGGCCTCGATTGGGTTCTCGGCTGTCGGTGCCGCGCTCAGTCAAGCGCAGCGTCTTGCGCGCTACAACGCGGTGCAGGCGTGGGCGACCTCAGTCGGAGCGAATGTCTGATGCCTATGTTCATCCTTCTAACCTCAACTGAAGCCGACAGCGTGCGCGGCCTCTCCACGCCGTCTGCCGCTCTTAATCCGATAGAGCGGGAAGGCGGTGTATTCCTGTTAGGCGTCGAGGTGCTGGATGATCCGGCACACAAGGCGCACTTGGACGTTCTGGCGAAGCTCCCTCAGAAAGACATCGAAGACCCCGACTTTGCGCCAGAGTTGGCAGTTTCCGTTGGCTCCTTGAACGTCGGTAAGGGCTAGTAATGAGGGGCCTCCCTAGCGCCGAAAAATACAAAGACAAATCCAGATACGTTAAAATGCCCCGGTTTTTACAGGGCACCAAGGGGGCCAACTATGTCTCGCGAGCCATGCAACCGGGTGGGTACGCCGAAGGCGGCACCATCAGGCAAGGCCTTGGCGGCCTCACCGAGTTCTTCGACTACGAAAGCCCCGGTGCAATCGAGAGGCCGGTCAAAGAAGATAAACTGGGACAAAGTACGGGTGTTCAAACAGCCGGAATACCGGCTGCCATTCTCTCTGGGAAAATACGTTCCGGGGAAAAGAACGCAGCAAGACCCGGAGCTATGGATACAGGTGGCAATCGAGTCGGGGCTCGTGGAAATGGGATCGCTCAGAGGGGGCGGACCCGTGGGAGACTTGCTTGATCCCCTGAACGGTAATCCCCCCGCGAGGATGAACCGCGAGGACCTTGAGGCTTTGGTTACAAAGGGACTCATGGAAGTTCTGGAGAAATCTTAAAATGGCATTTGTTAAAGCTGACCGTGTTCAGGAATCCTCAACTTCCACCGGAACCGGCAACATGACCCTTGAAGGCGTATATCAAACGTCTTACCGGACATTTGCCAGTCAGATGACCACTGGCGATACCTGCCAGTATTTGATCATAAACACAGACGCTGACGACGAATGGGAGATTGGAGAGGGCAGTTACCTTCTCACCGGCAGCAGTTCGTATCTGGTACGCACTGCGATCATCTCGTCTTCCAATGCCAATGCGACTGTGACGTTTACGTCTGGCACCAAGCGGGTGGCGATGCTGCCAATCGCTTCGTCCATGGTGGTCGAGGACAACCTCGGCAACGCCACGGTGGAAGGGGAACTTTCTGCAAATGTGCTACAGGCCAATAACGGAATCACGACAAACAGCCTGACGGTGTCGAGTAGCTATACCATTCCAGTAGGGCGAAGCGGCATGAGCGCAGGGCCTATCACGGTAGCCTCTGGTGTCGCTGTCACAGTTTCTTCCGGTTCCCGTTGGGTGGTGTTGTAATGAGTGCCGTTGTCTTTTCCGGCGACACAAGCGGCCAGATTTCGGTCGAGGCACCCTCCATCGCGGGGAACAACACTCTAACGCTGCCTACGGCCACGGATACTCTTGTCGGCAAGGCAACGACAGACACGCTGAGCAACAAGACACTCACCGCGCCTGTCATTGCGACCATCGTCAACACCGGCACGCTGACTTTACCGACATCTACTGACACGCTTGTTGGCAGGGCAACCACTGACGTTCTTACCAACAAGACACTTATTCTGCCTGTCATTGCGACCATCTCAAATACTGGCACTCTTACGCTGCCCATATCGACAGATACGCTTGTCGGCAGGGCAACTACTGATGCCCTCACCAACAAGACCTACAACGGCAATACGTGGACGGCAGGCGCATCTACCCTGACTTTGGCCGGTAAC